TTAGCCTAATTTACTGTTTAAAAACTCCACCTGATCCCGGTCTTTATCACACATCCATTTAGAGTAAACCTTATACACCATACTGGCATCAGTATGCCCCATCTGGCTGGCGATGAAAGAGGGGATCGCTCCTGCAGACAACAACCAGCACGCGTAAGTATGGCGAGACTGATAAGGCACACGACTGCGTATTCCCGTTTTTTTTAAGCCCTGCTTCCAGCTATAGCCCAGCGCGTTTTTTGAATAATAGGGATTCGGAACGGCAAATTTAATTACCGGACGAAACACAAACCGTACGTGCTGCTGTTCAGTGCTCGCATACGCACGATGGTTAAATGTGATTTCTGTCGTCTGGTCTGCACCGGTCAGATGGAACTGATCTCTTAACGCTTCGAGGGCTGGCTCCAGCAATGTAATCGTGCGTTCTCCGGCGGACGTTTTAGGCGGCCCGAACTGATCGTAGTTGTTCAGATTCCGACTGACGTGAATTTTTCCATTGATCAGATCAACATCATCCCATCCAAGTGCGCACAGCTCCCCATGACGAAGACCAGCGTAAAAGGCCAGTTTCCATAAGTTAACAACTGAAGCCGGTAACACCGAAATGAATCGCTCGTATTCTTCCATCGTGAATGGATCCGGTGCTTTCCGCGGCCGTTTCAAAGAAGGAATATCTTCAAAAGGGCTGTTGGTAATAATGTGGCTACGTTTGGCAAATTTCAACATGGCGCAAAGTGTGCGGATTTGCTCGTTTACCGTGGCTGGTGCCCGGCCCGTTTTATTCAGGTGTGGCACAACATCATTCCGTACATCCCCCAGCAACAATTCCTTCCGGTATCTCAGAATGTCGATCTGTTGAATATCGGTTATCAGAGTTTCGCTACCAACGATCCGCAGCAGAATCTTGATGATGGAATGCATGTTCCGTGCTGATGCGTAGGACATCTCAAGCTCTTTTGTTCCGCTGTATTCATCGCAAAGTTCCTGGAAGGTACTAATCCTCAATGTAGTTGAGAATTTTTTTGCTGCTTTAGAGCCAGGAAACTGCAGGCCATAATCGAATATCCCCATCTGGATATCACTGGTGATCTTCGCTCTGAGCTGGCCTGCTTTTTTGAGGTTAGCGTTCGTCACCAGCCAGCCTTTAAGCGTTTCCCGGCAACGAACCCCTCGGTAAATGAACCATATCCGAATTTTGCCATTGTGAATTTCAACACCCGTTGGCGCCACGTCACTGCTCCTGAACGAAACTGTTTATCTTTGGGAAGTTGTACCAAAGTGTCGCCCGCGGAGAGTTGTTATCTCCTTCAGTCTGGGTTACACGCTTAAAATGAATACCTTCGATCCAGCGATGAGCGCGGTAGCAGGTTACCTGCCGCTTTGAGAGTCCCGTTCTCTCACACAGCTTCGCTTCGACCACCCACTCTTCGTTAAAAATCACCTGTGCCATCTTTCACCTCAGGTAACCGACATCATTATAAAGATGCCGGTTGTTAAACATTGATATTTCAATATCAGGCGATCTGCCCGGGTAATGATCTCAGGCGGCGCATGCCGGTCATCGCCGTGGCCACGTAGCTCGCTTTCCGGTTCACCACCTCAACCCAGACCTTCACCCCTTCAACTCTTACCGTGTAAGTCTCTTTCATCCGGCTGCGCCCGTAGTTTCCGTACCGCTCTTGATGGGCCGCCAGGGCGATTTCGCAGGCCTGACGCGCCAGCGGTGACTGTGTGCTGCGGTTAATCAGTCGCATGGTCATCTCCTTCGATACGCTTAAACTCGATTACCCAAACCCATGGGTTAGCCTCCCAGCTGTCGGCGCCGTAGATGCTCATCCAAAGATCACGGAAGTTAATGCGATATTCCCATCCGGGAAGAACTCCTCCAGAAGGCGGCGTGATGCCTTCCGACCTTGCATCGCTCTCACTCAGATCTCTAAGCCGCTCAACCCGCACGCCGTTAATTTCAAGAGTGAGGCGGCAGGCCCAGCGCGGCATGTGAATCGAAGGCGTCCAGCGTATTTCATCAGCCGGCGGCACATTCTCGTAATGAGTTGGAACATGCTCAGGGTAATTCGCGCGATAAAGTTTCAGGTCCGGCGCGCCAGCACCAGCTTCAGCCCACGTTTCGCGCACCCAGATGCGATCGCCGACGGCACCGAACGGGCAGGTGTGGCCTTCATTCTCATCAGCAACACCAAATACATCTTTCTTTGCAGGCTGCAGGTATCCGTTTTTATCGACCACGCCAGGTGTGTACCAGTGTGCGTTTAAATCCAGATCGTAACCGTTATGTGTTGGGTGGAAGCCATCAGACGGCTGAACTTTCATGATGCGCCGCGTCTGCGTCTTCCTGCCGTCGAGAATGGCTCGCACCATCTCACCGTTGAAAATCATTCCGCGTTCAGTAATTTTCGTCATCTTGTTACCGGGAGGGCGAACCCTCCCGCCTCCCTTAGGCCACGTATTCCGGTTTCATATCTGCCAGGGTGATGCTGAACTTATCGTGCAACTCGTCGCCCAGGTGACGTTTTGCCGACGCCAGCACGCGTTCAGCTTCTTCGAAGCGCTCGGCACCATCCGGTTCGCCGGGCTGCGGCAGGGAGTTGATCGCCGCCTCGACCCGGTTATATGCATCCACCAGGTGATAACGCTTCACGGCCTTGTTTTTCAGCTCGGTGTACAGGGCCGAACCCAGCGTGTTCTTGGCAGTTTCGATATCGGCCCGAACTGCTTTGGCGTTATCTACATCCTGCGCGGCCTCAATGCGATCCCGGAAATCATCGGCCATAGCATCGACGTTGGCGGCTGATTCCTGCGCGCTGTGCGAGGTTGTTACGCCGTCACCTTTGATATCAGCCAGGCTCACGCGCTGGACTGGTGCCGGATTTATCTCCTTTTCGGTGCGCTGCTCGACTTCATCCGGGGTATACACGCCGAGTACGACCGCAGGGCAGTACAGGCGCGCCCAGTATTTCAGGGCCAGATATGCGATCTGCTGCTTAGGATTCGAAATCCACAGTGGAGAGTTACGCGTAATCACGCTGGACAGGAATACCGGTTCGCCCCAGGTGACCTCACTCTCACCGCGAATGACAGCCCCCACACGAACAGACAGGCCTTGCTCGTCAGCACTGGTCCAGCCGCGTACCATTTCTTTTTTGTCGTACGTACCGCCGCCTTTCGCTGGCTTCTTAACGATCTCTTCGCGCATGCTGGCGCATTTCGACCAATCGCCCTCATACTCATAGTGGAAGCGGCCCGCAATGGCGTTTGAACTGGAGATTACCGCGTTTACCAGTTGCGCCTCGTAGCCCAGCACGCCGTTGACCAGGTGCGTTTTCTGCGCCACCGCGTACGGGTTCATCCCCCACTGCATAGCCTGCATGATGATGGCCATGCAGTCGGCTGGGTTACCACGAAGATGTTCAGGAACCGTTACGGCTGCCTGGGCCATTAAACCGGCAACGGCCTGCAGCTGGGTTAATGCCTGCACATTGAAGATGGCGTTGCTGGCAGAGATAGTGTTTGGAGCCTGCTGCTCCGCGGTTACGATATTCATGTTTTCCATCATCATTCCCCTTATGCCTGAGTACGCAGCGCTTCAAGGCGGCGCAGGTCGAAGTCGTTCAGTTCGTCGGTGTAGTCTTCGGTGATCGGCGCTGGCCACACGCCAGTGTCGAAAGCGTTAGCGATGCGATTCATGGTCTGGCGATACTCGAGCATGCCCAGCTCAATCAGTTCTTCGCTGGCCTCAACGATGGCGATCCAGTGATAACCCTCGTCTTTGTTAACGAAAATCCAGAAGAACTGATCCAGCGCCGCGGCATTCATGTACATAGCCGCGCTGAGGTGATAATCGCGGTCGATAATTTCGCGGTGCAGCCGAGAGCGCAGACCGGACTGCTTCACGTTCCACATGCTGATGGTTTTCAGGTCGGCCCCGATGCGAACGGCGTCGATGTCGATTTCCAGATCCGGGCGCACGCGGATTTCCAGCCCGGTCTCCTCATCGATACCGAAATAGCTCGTCTCAACAGCGCGGTCAGGGTGCAGCAGCAGCTTGCCGGCAGTCGGGTGATCGTGAAGTGCTTTCTGAATGGCCAGCGCCGTTTGCATCTGCTGCTGGGTAACAAGAATCTTGTCGCCTGGGTTCTCGCGCCACGCATCCAGCAGTTCGTCAGCGAATACCGCATCCGGCTTAACGGACTTCACCGCCTGGATCATTTCCGCTTTGGTGCCGGACACTTTCAACGGTGCCGGTTTCTGCGCTTCCTGCGCCACGAGGTCAGGGTTGATGATCGCCAGCTGCTCGAGGAGCGCATCACGGCTGCCGCTGGTTTTCACCGGCGCGGGCAGGGTGACGTTGTACTCTTTGATGCAGGCTTTCATGGCCGTGGCGGTATGTTTCGTGCCGTTCTCAATTCGCTGATAAACCTCTGGCAACTGCTCATAAGCTGCGTAGGTTTCATCAACTGATGCACCGAGCGGCAACTGTGCGGGCAGGGTGGCGTTGTGCTCTTCCAGCAGCGCTTTGATATCGTCAGCGCTCAGCTGCGCTGGCAGGCTGACGTTGTATTCATCGATGAAAGCTCGCAGAGTCGCCGCGGTGGTGAATGCCCCTTCCGGGATCACCGGCTCCACGCTGAACTCTTCATCGAGGTTTTCCGGCTGCAGCGCCAGCGCATGCACCAGGTTCCCCATATCCAGCACTTTGGAGCCTTCGCGCGGGATGGTCTTGGCGACATGGCGCGCATTGAAGTACATCAGGCTTACACGTGCATCCTTCACCTGGGTGCTGCTGATCCCGTTTGCTGCGTGATACACATTATTTGGCAGACCCTCATAGCGGCCCGGTTCGAAGTACGCTGGATACTCTGGTGCTGGTGCTGCCTGGATAACTTCCCACTCGTCGGAGTTTTCATCGTTTTCAGCAGCAGCCAATGAGAGCGTCGGCGCGGTCGCGGCCAGAACCTCCGCCGGGTTCAGGGCATCTGCTTGCGGATCAACTGCATCAGCGCTTTCGCCTGGTGATAGCGCATCAGTAACTTCGACTTTCTCTGGCTGAGCCTCTTCCATCTGCACATCGCTGGTGGTCTCCGTTACTGTTTCCGTTTTTTCGACTGCGTTTGAGGGGGTATTGATGACCGGGTCATTCTTTGTACCCATCAGGCCATCGATAGAGAACACGCCGCCGCCGAGGTTCGCGACCTGCGGCTGGCTGTCAGCAGCACTCACCCACTTAGGCAGGGTCTGCGTTTCTGCTTCATCTTCATCAGCGAGTTTTTTCTCACCGGCTTCTACCCATTTCGGCAATGCTTGTTGCTGCTCGACGGCTTGAGTGTCCTCTTCCGATTCGATGGACGGCAGAGGGAGAAGCTCAGTCGCCTGGCAGAAAGCTGCTGTCATTGTCTGGTTGACGTATTCGAGATGAGCAACCGGCGTCAGGTGGATGTTCTCCGGCGCAATGCGTACCAGGTTAAAAATGGCCGCGCGGTTGACCGCCAAAACGCCAGGCTGATTGCGCAGAATTTTGCTCCATGATTTCCATGGTTCTTCTTTGTTCGCGACAATCTCTTTGGCGCGGCGCAAAACACTGGAAGGGATTTCAAAGTGGTGGAAATCCATCGGCAGCAGAGCACAGGCGATCTCCAGATCGAGGGTATCCAGGGTGTGATGCGCATCTGCGCCGCGGTCAGTTACATACCCGCCGTCGGCATTGGTGCCTGCATCTGTGCGCTGCACGTGGCTGATGCGGTTACCTGCGGCCCATTCGCGCGTGAGGATCCCGCGGTCGATATATGGGGTGGCTACCCAGGCTTTAGTGAACTGCAGCAGCAGAGCCAATTCATGGCGCTTATCCATGCTGAATACTTTTCGAATAGCATTCGTATAGCGCCACAGGTCTTTGGTATCGAAAGACTTAATCTCAGAGCAGCTTTCAGCAGCAAGCAGAAGCGTCTGGACATAGCTATTGTCGGTATCCATCTCCAGCGCATGCAGTTCCGCATGTTCACCGCGGGTGACATGATGGCGCAGTTCATCCACTGTCAGTTGAGCCAGCAGTTGCTGACGGAACGGCAGTTTGCATACTGCGTAACGAGTGAATTCATCACCGCCTTTGAGGACCCTCAGGCCGTTCTCATACCAGTAGTCAGGCTCATCCTTGACCGGGAGCTTCCCACTCTTCCAGTCCTCAACCAGTTGGTTGCGATCATCCGCGTTAACCCAGCCCGACATGAAGGCGGCCAGCAGTGCAGGGTCGTGTTCCTTGTCCTGCGGGAAAACTTCTTTGACGGCCTGTACCAGCTTCCACTCAGCATGCAGGCTGAGATCGCTAATATCAGCAACGTCATTTTTGGCCTTCAGGAGACACTGGAAGTAAACATTCCCCTCATCGCTCGCCAGTTCGTTGGCGACGATGTGCTGCTCCTGGCTGATTTCCGAAAGGTATTTGTCACCCAACAGATGAACGGCGAAGCGGACAGCCGGGGTGCGATTTTCAAGCTGGGAGGTGCTGCCCACATCTGCGGTATCAGTGGCGGTTACCGCCGCGACTGGCTGATTCTCATCGCTGGTGGCGCTGTCCGTGACAATGGTGGTTTCGCTCTGCGATGCGGCACCCGGGATCACGTTCCAGGTGCGCTGGTCGTCGGCCAGGGTGTAGCGCTCGCACCAGGTGTAATCGATGGTGCTTTCTTCGGGAAGGTCATTGAACACCGGGAAATCGGTGCGGACAGGCTTGACGTAGTCTTTACCGCGGCCAGTTTCGATGCCTGCATCTTCCAGCGCGACATCCAGCTGCAACGCAGCTCGTGATTGGGTGTTGGCGGAGAGCCATACTACAGCGTCAGGCTTCCCTGACTTCTGAGTGGCCTTAACCAGGTAGAAAAATTCCATGTCAGATCCTCATTTTTGGATGTAAGATCCCCGGGCCAGAGATAGCGCCCATTGGGTGTGTTTTTGGTTTTGAGTAGTTTTCCGGTGTACTTTGGTCGGTGGCACCGGACGTAGACCCCGCCTTGCGCGGGTTTTACGTTAGGCTTCGTGGGCCATCTGGTCGTACGAAGCGCAACGCGAAGAACAGTAATTACGTTGTTCGCGCGCCAGCTGGGCGCCGCGGATGAAGATCAATACGTTTTTAACTTCTTTGTCTTGCTCGATTGGCTTGCGGCAGTACGCGCATGTCTTCTCTTGCATGATCCCCTCCGTTAATGGCTCAGGCCATTCCCCACGCCGTTAAGAAAAACCTCGACCAGCAGATCAGTGGTGTAAGTACGCTCAATGCCGCGATGCAGATAGAGTTTGCCGCGCTTGTTGGCGGATGCCGTCCAGGTGCTGTCTTTGTGCTTTACGAGCATGCCGGGCAGAACTGCGCCGCGGTTGACCGTCTGGGTTCCATAGTGCTGATGAACCATGATGATTCCCTCTTGTTTGCCCTTGTCGCCAGGCTGGCGGAACGTTTCTTTAACCTGATGCGCGTTAATCACTCCACCTCATCCGACTATTCGTATGCCGTCGGCGGCTACTTCGTGGGCTCCATGCCTGGGTGGTTCGTGGTGCGTCTTGGTGAGTTAGATTAAATCACTGGTTTATACAAGTGTCAACTCAAGGTTAATGTTAATTGTAAATCTGAGGTTTATATGGCTGGTTTTTGTGACGCGCCTGCCGAATCGCAGGCAAAAAAAATCCCGACGCTAAGGTCGGGATCGGGGAGTTCGTGGAGATGGCACGGCCGCAGAGCTGGTGGGGGAGGGTATAAAAAACCCGGCGCAGTGGCCGGGTGAGATCAAGACATGGTTTTTAATTTTTCAATATTAAGAGGGAATTTTAGATTTCCCAATCCAACACTCGCGAAAGCCAATGACAGCTTTCTTCTAAAATCAAGATAGACTAAATTAGATAACATCTTAGCCCTCGATTCCTCATTTTCTGCAAAGAAAATATCTGGTTCAATTATATTGAATCGATAAGCGATAACTATCTCAAGACTAAGCGGATTTTGCTTTTCTTCTGGAATATCATTGACTTGGCTCTTGCACCCAAGTAGCAAATAGCATTCGTTACTTTCCTTATCATCATTCATTCCCATGTCTAAACTAAATCCAAGATTAATGCTCTCTTCTTCGGGAATTGCATCATGGGAAAAATCAATAAATTGCTTATTAGTACTTATGGCTTGCAATTCAAAGCTATTCATAAAATTTAACATGGCGATACTACATCCCATCTTTTTAAGTTTATCTCTCTAAAGGCATCCCGAGCGTTTGAAGCCCTAATTCCAAACTCCTCCCTGTCTGTGTTACTTACCACAACATTGAACTGGCCTTTCTTGGAGTAGGCAAAGTCTACGTGTTCAAGGAGTTGCAAGTGGCTTCGGGGGATCGTCAGCGCCATTACGCTTTTCTTAAGATCCTCAAAGATTGATGTTTTGAAACTAGCTTCCTGTACTGAACGGTAAGAGGTTATGCACGTCAAAATATATGAATTAAGACTTACTCCTTCCTCTTCAGCACGCTGAATACAATTTGCATGTACAGATTTAGGCAGGCGAAGAGTAACTCTTCCTGATACGTTTGATTCTTGGAAAACTTTTGGTGCCGGAAACGCTGTGCCTTCAGCAAGACACATCTCTTGACCAACAGTCAAAGTGTCTATTGCAAGATTGTACGCGTCTTCCCGGGTGTCTCCAAACTCCATAATGTCAGGGAGTTCCTCAACTCTTGCAACCCAGTAGACATCACCATCCATGCGTTCTTTTCGAACGGAAATGGTATATTCTTCTGCGTTAAACATGATTTTGCGCCTTATGTAAAATTTCTAACTCTTCTTTATATTTTTTTAGAGTATTCAGCACGGTACGTCCATAGCAAGGTTTAACAGATTTGGCAGTACCGTGCCCACAGTCAATTCCAATTGTTCGAAAATCACTTACCTTTGAAAGTGCTGGATGGGTGATCACTTTATGATTTGGGCTTTTACCTGCCTTTAATGTGAACCCAAGCTCTTCAAGATAAAAAATTAAACCTGTACGAGTTCCGCAACCAATGTCAGCTGTTCTGCGTGTAAGATCTTCAATGATAAGTTCAAGTCGCGTCATTTCTCTATGCTTATATTAGATGACACTACATATGGTGTCATTCTGAAAATTGTAATTTTCTGCACAGCTTCGGTTTTTGAGGCTCAATTTGTCAATATCAGCCAAGTTACGTATCGTTTTTTATACGTCCCTTCATGTACTTCTCATACAGCTCATCCAGTTCCTTCAGGCGAATCGCGAAGATGCGGAGCATGTTCTGTTGCTCTTCTTCCGGCAACTGGCGGTAGAGCTCCAGCAGGCGCTGTTCGTCCGGCTTGAGACCGTCTTTTTCGCCAACGTCCTCACCGAGTAGCCAGGCGACAGAAATGCCAACAGCGTCGGCTATGGCCAGTGCCGATTTCTTACTAATCACGCCTTTTTTGAACCAGCCGTTTACGGCCTGAGGGGTGACTCCAGCTATTCGTGCCATGTCTGCTTTGGTAACGCCACGATCAGTGATCTCAGTAAGGCGTTCTACCAGAACGAGGTTGGGTTCTTCTTTTCTCATAGGGTCATTGTAAATATTTGGTTTATACACACAATAAATCCATGGTTTGCATGAAGTATAAATCTGTGGTTTACTTCTGCTATCAATAAGCAGGAGAAGCACATGTCCGCACTCGATAAAGCAATTAAAGCCGCTGGCTCAGCCAGAAAGCTCAGCATCGCGCTTGGTGTGACGAGTATGTCTGTAAGTCATTGGAAGAATCGTGACCAGGGGATCGTCCCACCAAGCTATATCTTCCCAATTTTCAAAATGACAGGCGTAACTCCCCACGAACTGCGCCCTGATCTCTACCCAAACCCCACTGATGGTTTACCTAAGTAGGAGCACTGACAATGCAAACACGAATTTTTAACCATGATAGCAGCCCAGCTCTTGGGCGGGTGACATCGAAATATCAAGAGCTTCCACGCCAATCGTGCAAACTCTCGAACATCCGGGAGGCTGTAAAAGCCTGGAATAGGGCAACGCCCGGCGATGCGCAAAACTACATCTCGCAGGTGGTTGCGAAAGAGTGGTTTGCCAGTGGTGGTCGCGGCCTGCTGCTGGCCGGGTCAGTGCACGGCACCAAGGTTAACTTCTTCCGGATGATTAATAACACCGGGCCGAAATATGACAAGTACCTGGAGATGCTGACTCCGGCGATCGTGTCGGTGATGGCTCGTGATAACGAAGCAGTAGCGCGCGAATTCGGCCTGGTAACAGGCAAAACCAATGAAGAGCTGATCGCAGATGCCATCAAAGAGTGTGGAGAAGCGCATCAGGCTAAGTTACTGGGTCAGCCAATCCAGCGTCTGGAGAAGGAAGTTCGTGAAGCGGCAGAAGCATTATTGCGTTTTCTGCCAACTGATTCCCTCGGCCCGGTTCTGGCGAGCTTGGCAGCAATGGCCCCAGGAGTTTTGTGATGACAGTTTCTAAAAAGGCGAAAGCCGCGGTGCGCGAACACCAACGGCTTTCTGGTGCAAAAACTGTGCGTAATTGCGGAGGAGAGTATGTCAAATACCGCTGAAGTTATCAAATTCCCCGTTCCAAAGCAGGAGCAACAGGAGAGCCGCATGGCTGATCTGGAAAATGGCTATCTCCGTTTAGCCAATCAGATCCAGGATGCCCTGTGTATCGTTGAGCTATCCGGGCGTGAGTTCCGGGTACTGAATGCCATCGTTCGGCTGACTTATGGCTGGTCTAAAAAATCAGACCGGATCGCTAACAGTCTCATTGCCGACAAAACGACGCTGAAGGTGAAGCACGTTTCTGAGGCCGTGCTGAGCCTCGCCTATCGGAACATCATCATCCTGCGCCGGATTGGGCAAACCAGATACATAGGGATCAACACCAACCTGGATAAATGGGCTTATACAAAGCCGAACTGCATGAGATGCCCAGTGGCTTTCCCCTCTGCTGAAGCTTTAACTTGGGTAATCTCTATCTCCGATATCAGTCTTTACAATCCCCAGAAACAGGGATGGTTATCCCTGAATACAGGGACAGCTATCCCTGAAAACGGGGATAGCAAAAATACCCCTCAAACCATCCCTGAAAACGGGGATGGTTATCCCCGAAAACAGGGAAAGGGATCCCCGAAAACAGGGAACACCAAAGACATTCTTCCAAAGACAAATATAAAAACAGATCTAACCCCCTCTAATCCCCCAAGGGGGAAGGGTAAGTTTGACCCGTTGAGTATCCCGGTTCCTGAATGGCTGGATGCGTCGTCCTGGAGGGAGTGGGTTGCCTATCGTCAGCAGTCTGGCAAGGCCATCAAAACTGAACTGACCGTCACCAAAGCGTTCCGTCTGCTGAAAGAGTGCCTGGACGAAGGTCACGATCCGGTAGCCGTGATCAACGCCAGCATCGCAAACGGGTACCAGGGTCTGTTCAAACCAAAATTCGGTCTTAACAACCGCAAGGCGGCCCGGGACGTAAATCACATTTCCCAGCCAGACAAAAAAATTCCAACGGGCTTCAGGGGGTAACCATGAAAAACGCAATCGGCACCGGCAGCGCGCTTGAACGCCTGCGGAAGTTTATCCCGGCCAGCGTGCAGCCGAAATTCAACAGCGTTGCAGAGTGGCAGGCATGGCAGCAGGAAGAGGGCCGTAAACACCGCCAGCAAATCGAGAAACAAAACCAGCGCGCCCGGTCTGAGAAGATTTTTGGTCGTGCCGGAATACAGGCACTTCACCGCAGCTGCTCGTTCGCGAACTACGAAGTATCAGGCCCGGAACAGCGTCAGGCCTACAGCATGGCGAAGAGCTACGCGCAAAACTTTGGCGGCGGCGGATTCGCAAGCTTCGTCTTCAGCGGCGCACCGGGTACCGGGAAGAATCATCTGGCGGCGGCGATCGGCAACCACCTGCTGGCAGCCGGGCACTCCGTTCTGGTGGTGACCATCCCTGACCTGATGCTCCGTGTTCGCGAGTGCTACGACGGCGGACAGTCTGAATCAGCGCTGCTTAACGGCCTGTGTAACGTCGATCTCCTGGTGCTGGACGAAGTAGGCATCCAGCGCGGCTCCAGTGGTGAGAAGGTGATCATCAACCAGGTGATTGACCGTCGGCTCTCTTCGATGCGACCAGTTGGCATCCTGAGCAACCTGAATTACGACGAGCTGGTGGCCACACTCGGCGCGCGCGTCGTGGATCGTCTTCGGATGGACGGTGGTATCTGGGTCAATTTCGACTGGGCCAGCTATCGCGGGAAAGTGTCACACCTGCGGGCTGTGAAGTGAGAAGGGGGTGAGTATGCCAAGACCAAAAACTCAACGCGAGCGCACCCTGTTCATCGCCTGGATTATCGAGCTGGTGAAAAAGCATGGCCGCGCAACGACAAACGATGTCGTCGCCATTTTCGGCCTGCACCGCACCACTGCCGAGAAATACATCCGGGCTGCCGTAGAGCAGGGGGAGCTTATCCGCCACGGGCGCTGCGGCGTCTTCCGCGACAAGCGGGCAGTTATCGACTTTGACATGGAACGTTACACGCACCGAGGAGCATCACATGAGTGATTCACTGAGCAACAAAGAGCTGGTGGCCGTGGGTCATCAGTTTGCGAAGGCGATGAGCAGCGACACGCCGATCATCGATATGGCGAAGATTGTTTCCCGTCTGGCCGAGCGGCTGGACTGCACCAGACTGGCGCTGCGCGAGATGACAAAGCAGCGGGCTGCGCTGGCGGCGGAGAATGCGGGGCTGAAGCAGAACACGCCTGACCTTCAAACGATGATGTCTGCCCTGGATGCATTCTTCGCTGATGATGAAGTGCCGGAACGCGCAATGCTTGGGGCTTATAACATTCTTCGTAGTGCGGTACCAACCCCGGCCACCGACGCCTTCCTGGCTGAAGTGCGCGCTCAAGGCGTGGAGTTGTTTGCCCGGGAGATGCACGCAGACATCAGCGAGGCCGATGCTATCGAGTTCGCCGCCAAACTTCGCCAGGAGGCAGCCCAATGACCAAGCCAACGAGAGAAACTAACTCCAAACCTGATTGGATGCGCCCATCCCGCAAATTAACAGAAGCAGAGCGTCAGGAAGTTAAAAACGCCTTACGCGGTTATATCAACCGTAGGAAAGCGGAAGGAGCAGCCCAATGACCAACAAACAGGCTTATCGCGCCGACGGCGGTGATATCGGTACCGGCCGCCTAAAAGAGATTGCCAGCAACGTTTACAGCGACGAAGAGAAGTGCTGGCTGGCTAAGCGGGTGCTGGCTCTGCTGGATGATCTGGAAGCAGCAGAGAAGCGGATTGCTGAGCTGGAGGCGAATAACGATTCGGCCACTGAAGCCTTGTTAAAGGCGCGGCGCCGGGCCGTAACTCTGCCGACCGGGTATTCTGTTCGTCCAGGCCATCCGATTAACGAAACAGAGCGCGGCGTCATGATCCCCAAAGATAACGGCCCATGGCTTTCTCGTCACGATATTGAACATGTTTTGCAGGTTGCTGGCATCAGCATCAAGGAGGAGTGATGGAACAGTTACTGCAGTACGCCACGAAACGGATCGTCGAACTGGAAAGTCTTCTGCTGGTGGATGTCAGCGAAACCGTATGGCCTGCCGAAGTGGGCATGGTTTACGGGCAGGTTGAAAACGTTGGTGATCTCCCGGCGCATCACCAGCGCCGCCTGAAGCATCATATCAACCGCATGTGGCTAGAGGGAATGCCGGTACCGTCAGTTATCACTGCTGCCCGTTCTCTGGCCGCCGCCATGGAGGAATACGCATGAGAGAGATTATTGTCGATAACTTTGCAGGCGGCGGCGGAGCGAGTACGGGCATTGAGCTGGCCATCGGCCGCAGCGTGGATATCGCCATCAATCACGACCCGAACGCCATAGCGATGCACACGACGAACCACCCGGATACGCTGCACTACTGCGAATCAGTGTTTGATGTGGATCCCATCGCCGCGACTGCTGGCCGCGCGGTGGGGCTGGCGTGGTTCAGCCCGGACTGCCGTCACTTCTCGAAAGCCAAAGGTTCAAAGCCGGTGGAAAAAGAGATTCGTGCGCTGGCGTGGATCGTTATCCGCTGGGCGCTGGCGGTGCGCCCGCGCGTGATGATGCTGGAGAACGTTGAGGAGTTCAAAACGTGGGGGCCGCTTATCGTATCCGCTGACGGCGGGATGCGCCCGGACCCGGAACGCGCCGGGGAAACCTTCGAGGCATTCTGCGGCATGCTTTCCGGCGGTATCCCTGCCGCGCATCCTGCGCTGGCAGAGTGTTGCGAGTTCCTGGGCATTGCTGCCGACGGTGTGCTGGCGCAGCAACTGGTGGCCGGTCTGGGTTATGCCGTTGATCACCGTGAGCTGCGCGCCTGCGACTATGGCGCGCCGACCATCAGGAAGCGATTCTTTATGGTGATGCGCTGCGATGGCGTGCCGGTAACCTGGCCGGAGCCGACCCACGGCGATCCGAAAACGCCAGCAGTGCAGAGCGGCAAGCTGGTGCCATGGCGTACCGCGGCGGAATGTATCGACTGGTCTATCCCGGCACAGTCCATTTTCGACCGCAAAAAGCCGCTGGCAGAGAACACGCTTAAGCGCATCGCGCGCGGCATCCAGCGCTTCGTGATTGATAGCGCCTCGCCGTTTATCGTGAAGTGCAATCACACCACGACGAAAGGGAAATACGACTGCTTCCGCGGGCAGGCGCTGGCAGAGCCGCTGCAGACCATCACCAAAACGCACGGCTATGCGATCGCGGTACCGCACCTGACAAAGTTCCGCACCGGAGCGACCGGGCAGCCGGTTACCGAACCGGTGCCAACGGTGACAGCTGGCACGTCAGCGCGCCCTGGCGGAAATGGGCATGCTCTGGGTGTTGTTGAGGCGGAGCTGGCCCCGCTGATAGCCCGGCAGTTCGGTGCCAGCATCGGGCACCGCGCTGACGAACCTAGCGCCACAATCACCGCGGGTGGTGGCGGAAAATCGCAGCTGGTCTCCACGACCCTGATTCAGATGGGTTACGGCGAACGCCCGGGACAGGAACCGCGCGTGCCCGGCCTGCATAAGCCGCTGGGAACGGTCGTCGCTGGAGGCGGCAAGTTTGGGCTTGTGGCCGCGAATCTGGTTAAGCACTTTGGCGGGAACTACCAGGGCGCTGGCGTAGCGCTGGATGAGCCAGCCCACACGGTCACCACCACCGATCATCATGGCCTGGTCACATCGCACCTAATGATGCTGCGCGGTACCTGCCGGGACGGGAGAGTGGTTGACGCGCCAGCGCCTGGTCTTACTGCTGGAGGCCTGCACGTTGGCAACGTCGAAACCACTTTAGCGACCGAGGGATATGATCAGCAGCGTGCGGCGCAGGCGCTGGCGTTCCTGCATGAGTATTGCGGGGCAGATGCTGACGGTCTGGTGACAGTTGACGGCGTGGTTTACCGCATCGTTGATATCTGCATGCGCATGTTGCAGCCCGCAGAGCTGTACCGCGCCCAGGGTTTCCCGGAGTGGTACATCATCGACCAGGACTTCCGCGGCGTGAAGTACGCGAAGGATAAACAGGTTGCCCGCTGCGGTAATGCCGTTCCGCCGCCGTTCGCTGAGGCGCTGGTACGTGCAAATCTGCCGGAGATGTGCGAACAGCGGGAGCAGGCCGCATAACCTACCATACTAGCGATATGGGGATTCCCATATCGCTATTTAAGGTCTCTTCGACGATTTTTTTGTAAATTTACTATTTTTTTCCGAACAATTTTTTGAGCGCCGATCTTCTAAACAGAACAATTAGCAAACAGCTCAGGTCATCACAATAACATCCTAACGAGGGCTGAAATAAGCAATCATTGGCCTGCGACCCAAGCGTTAGTGATGGATGCAAATTCTAACAAATATCCTAACGATTTTTTCAACTCTACTAACGTGAAAGTAAAGATCAAATTTTCGTTCCGGTGACAACAATACTCACTCAAATCAACTGGATAAATGCTATTGCATACGTCGATAGTTTTTGTGCATACTTGTCTGAATGAAATTATACTGTTTATACATACAGTGTTTGTGTGTCGCATTATGCGGAACATGCAGAGGAAACGACTCACAGAATTTATTTATTTTTAAGCCCTTAACAAACAGATCGACTTTGCTATCGTGCCTAAAGGGCAGTACCACTGGGTATTTGCTGATGAATAAATTTCTGTTTTATCTGTGGGAAAGAAGGGGGTTTTGTGAGTGATAGCAAGGAACAAACCGATTGGTATGACATTGTCAGACGCTCGGACGGGACGGTTGTGGGCTCCATGTCGCTTGAGCGTCGGTACCTGGTCTACACCAGAAATGGGATGGTTTCCTGCCGCCCGCTGCTGGAGGATGAAGGGATTTTTAATCTTTCGTCCGGAACCCGTTTTCTTCGCCGCCTCGGCTACCACGTCAATCAACCCTCTGATATTATGATATCAACGGACTGAACACCCGTTGACCTGATGCGCCACGGAGAACACCATGGCGCAGTTACAACTCATCAAGAATTCTGCAGGAACACTGATCCCCGCATCGCCGGAGACCAGCGAATTACTGCAATCAAAAATTAAGCTCGGCGCCGTGCTGGTGGCCGACTTCAAACAGGTCCGTAACCCGGCCTTCCATCGTCGCCTCTTCGCTCTGCTGAATCTCGGCTTCGAATACTGGGAGCCAACAGGCGGCGCTATCTCTTCCAACGAACGCAAGCTTGTTACCGGCTACGCTAAGTTCCTCGCTTCGTTCGGCGGGAGTGAAACCGCGCTGCTGGATGCTGCTGAGCAGTATCTCGAACGCATCGCCGATAAGCGTACTGGCAGCATCAGCGCCTGCAAATCCTTCGATGCATATCGTGCCTGGGTAACTATCGAGGCCGGGCATTACGACGCCATCCAGCTGCCTGACGGCACCCTTCGGAAACATCCCCGCAGCATTGCCTTCGCCAATATGGACGAGACCGAGTTTCAGCAACTCTACAGGGCTGCACTCGATGTTTTGTGGCGCTGGATATTGTCACGGGCATTCAAAGACCAGCGCGAGGCTGAGAACGCCGCCGCGCAGCTGATGAGCTTCGGGGGATAACCAGATGGCGAAATCATGGTTCCACTACACCGAATGCACAACCGAGCAGGCTGATGAACTTCAGCGGCAGTACCAGCGCCGCGGGGTAGCCGTAACGCGCAGCCTTAATCGCGATTACCTTACCTGGACAGTCAGCGTAGAGCGGCAGGAGGTTAAATACCTCGAGCCAACGCCGCGGACCTTCCGCCAAAAGGTCTGGGGGTGATCATGGCAAATCTATGCAAAGAAGCCCGTGGCCGCGAATGTCAGGTACGGATCCCTGGCGTGTGCAATGGCAATTCTGAAACGTCCGTTCTGGCGCATATCCGCCTGGCCGGTCTGTGCGGTACCGGCATCAAACCGCCTGACCTGATCGCCACCATAGCCTGTAGCAGCTGCCACGACGAAATAGACCGCCGCACCCGCTTAGTGGATGCGGCGTATGCAAAGGAGTGCGCGCTGGAAGGCATGGCCCGCACACAGGTTATCTGGCTGAAAGAGGGAAAAGTAAAAGTATGAGCGAGTATCGAATCAGCCTGCCGTGGCCGCCGAGCAATAACCGCTACTACCGGCACAACCGCGGGCGCACGCATATCAGCACAGAAGGGCAGGCCTACCGCGACCGCGTCGCCCAAATCATCAAAGACGGGATGCTGGATATCGGCCTGGCTACGCCGGTGAAAATCCGTATCGAGTGCCACATGCCGGATCGCCGCCGCCGGGACCTGGACAACCTGCAAAAAGCTGCGTTCGACGCGCTGACAAAAGCCGGGTTCTGGCTGGACGACCAGCAGGTGGATGATTACCGCGTAAAGCGGATGCCGATCATCAAGGGCGGCAAGCTGGAGTTAACCATCACCGAACTGGAGCCAGCATGAAACCAGAACTGATCGAATCGCTTCGCATGCGCTGGCTGCGCCTCCGCATTTATCGCCGCCCGGGAACGGTGCTGGTGGACTATCGCATCCTTCGTAACTTTATCCGCATTTACCTAATGGCAGGAGCAGCAGCGTGAACACTCAATACCTGGAATTTGTACGCCAGCAGCTCATCGTTGCGACGGCAGATCTGAGTGGGGCGACCAAAGGGCAGTTGATGGCCTGGCTGGAGAACGCCCAGTTCGACACGAAGACCTTTAAGCGGAAGAAGCCCAAAGTTTGGGACGAGGAAAGCGAGAAATGGGTGCCGGTTGATAACCCTCCGATACCCGGTAAACAGTCACACGCTAAAGGCTCGCACATCCCACTGGTTCAGCCGGTTGAATACTCCACGGCATCGTGGCGCCGGGCGGTCCTGTCGCTCGATGAGCACCAGAAGGCGTGGTTACTGTGGAACTATGGCGAAAATACCTCCTGGGAGAACCAGGTGACGATCACCCAGTGGGCATGGGCAGAGTTCAGGGCGCAGCTGGGCACCAGGAAGGTGGCCAGTAAAACGATGGAGCGGCTGAAGGCGTTAATCTGGCTGGCGGCGCAGGATGTGAAAGAAACGTTGTCCGGGCGTGACGCCTATCAATATGCGGATCTTGGAGCGCTGGTGGGTGTGAGTAAAACCAATTGGTCTCAGAATTATGTTGAGCATTGGGAAGTCATGGTAGGGCTGTTCACTCGACTGGATATCGACTCACTTAAACAAGTTTCGCGATCACGTTCACAACAGAAAGCAACAAATTACCAACCAAGTATTGCAGAAATGAACTAATTGACGTATATTTCGACTAAATCTGATATCGCCGCCATAGCTTTAGTTGTCGACCGAATCACGCAAAAGAGCCCGAGGTTAACGCCTTGGGCTTTTTCGTATCTGGAATACCCATACCTGGGACTATAAGAGCGAAAGCTCAATGCAGCACCCATCGATTGGCGGCCCAGAAGCCGCCTTTTTTATTCAGGGCTCCTGGGATCATCCTCAACTCGTTTTGTCGTTAATTCACCCAAGAGCCCAACCTCTACACATGGACCACATATGTCTGAACCTCTAACCATTGCTGGCGGTGTCACGTCCGCAACTATCGGAGTGACGTTCGCATCTTTGTTCCCCGAAGCAACGCCCGGCGTAATGCTGTGCGCGCTGGCTGGTGCAGCAATGTACGTTCTGACATCCGATCCACACCAACTGTGGAAGCAGTTCCTGTTCGCCGTCATCAGTTTTGTCGGCGGGGTGTTCTTCTCGGTACCGATGGCGAAAATACTGGCCGGGGTGATTAACACCGCGCTAGGCCTGCTACAGCCGCCGGTAAGTATCGAGGTATCCCCGAACATCGGCGCGCTGGTTTCCGCTTCCATCTCTGTCGCAGTCCTGCTTCGCATCCTCGCAAAATCAAAACGGGGGAAGATGCCGGGACTGGAGGAGGAAGGCCAATGACATGGCAAACCATCGTCCTGGATGCAAACGCCATAATCTGTGCCCTGATTGCCGTAAGACTGTTGTTCTTCAGCAAAAGCGGCAAACGGCACCGTCCTGCCGTGGCCTGGATGGCATACCTAATGATCCTGGCCGCCGGATTCACCGCGTTTCGCATTCTCTACGGTAAATATCTGCAGGTGGACCCTGGCGAGCTGATGCTTAACGTCGCCATTTGCATTGCGGTGTGGCGCTCACGGGGCAATCTCGCCAAAGTTTTTCAAAAGGCCGGGCAATGACCAAAGACGACATTTTCAACGCCATCCTCGGCAAAGAGGGCGGCTACGTGAATCACCCGAATGATAAAGGTGGACCGACGAACTGGGGGATCACTCAGGCTACGGCGCGCGCCCACGGTTATACCGGTGACATGTGTAACCTGACCCGGGTGCAGGCTCTGACAATCCTCGAGGCTGATTACTGGTATGGGCCACGCTTCGATCAGGTTGCAGCCGTGTCACCGGCTATTGCCGCCGAACTCTGCGATACCGGCGTGAACATGGGGCCATCGGTACAGGTGAAGTGGTTCCAGCGCTGGCTGAATGTATTCAACAACCAGCAGCAGCTCTATCCAGACCTGATCGCCGACGGACAGATTGGCCCGCGCAGCATCAGCGCGCTGAAGTCCTTCTTGGCGAAACGCGGAAGCGAAGGGGAAACCGTATTGCTCCGCGCACTGAACTGCAGCCAGGGTCAGCGATACCTCGAGTTGGCAGAGCAGCGCCCGGCAAACGAGTCATTCGTGTATGGATGGGTAAGAGAGCGAGTTAGCCTATGACGAAGCTGAAAGCCATTCTGGTCGCAATTGGATTCGCCGTATTGATGGTGCTGGGCGCTTTCGGCCTGGGCAGTATGCGTGGACGAGAGAAGGCAGAAGCCAAATCTGATAAGCAGCGAACCGACGAGAACGCTGCTGCCACCAAAGCAGCTGCAGAGCGCCGCGTTGAAGTAACGAAAGAGGCCAGCAATGTACAGCAGACTGTTAACCATATGCCTGATGACGATGTTGATCGCGAGCTGCGTGACTCGTGGCAGCGCCCCGGTGGTAGTTGATACCGCATGTGATTGGGTAAAGCCAATCTACCTTACTGATCACGATATTGATGTGCTGGACCGTCAGACGAAGAAGGACATCTTGGCGCATAACAGATCATGGCAGGACAATTGCACGAAAAAGATTCTTAATTGAACATTTATTTGACAATCGCAATGATTAAGCCCGACTATAATCTTAAAAATTGTCGGGCTCTGAAAGGTTACTTTATGTCAACAATTAATCCACCAGGTAGCATTGGGTACAGCGATGCTAGCCTCTTGAATTCCTTCGATAAGTCCGAGGGCGGAAGCTCTTTCAGGATTGAGGATAGTGGACGTTCTGATCAATTCTCTCCAGTCAGTCAGTTCACTGGAGGTAGCAGTTTCTTCGTTGAAAAGGGAAACGAGGCGGTCAAGGTCGTGATCTAAACTAGACACCCATTCGCGCATTCGTTCGTGATCGACACTTTGCATTCCGCCGAAGTTCCACTGAAACGGATGCAACAAAAATCTTGCTCCATGATTAGCAAAGCGCTTTGTACCAGCGAGGAAAATCGCATTAGCAATTGAATCTATATTGCTAATGTTGAAGCAATAAACTGGAATTGGAAGGGTTTTGATGAAATTATAAGCTGTAAAGCCGGATGTCACGTCGCCGCCAGAGCTCGAAATGTGTAGGTTGATTCGGGTTGCCCCTTGAGCTATTGCTGACAAAATATTGTTTTGAAGCAAGCTTACCGTGCTTGGATTGACTGGGCATAAAAAATGAACAGTATGAATCATAGGATTTTCCAGAGGTTATCCCGGATTGGGCAAAACTGATATTGGTGCGAAAATTCCTAATTCAACATGAAATATTTTCACGAAGCTTAAACCGCCTACGGGCGGTTTTTTATTGCCATCACCATGGGCAGACCCATCGTAATGGCAATGTGTGGCACCGTTACAAAATTGTCATTGCTGCTATTCTAAAATTTCAACCGTACCATTATCGATTTCCTGTAAAATATGCTCAATTTGGTTATTGAACCCCTTAAATTTAATGACGCGCTTGGTGATTTTTCTACCCTCGCCATTGAGCCCAAGTGACACTTTCTCAGTTGAAGCCTTAGCGCCTAATTCAGCCGATGCGGACCCATCGTAGAACTCTTCGATTTCAACTTCTTCAGCTGCGAGAATTCTTCTTGCTATAGCGAGTTCTTGCTGAACTTTTGCCTGAGATTGAAAAACAAGCGACTGAAGCTCCGCCTTTTGGGCTTCATCTGACAGCTGGGATGGAGTTTGCGCGGTATCAGTCGATTTTTTACTAAAAGCTTCAATTGCCTTTCGTGCCGCCAATTCGATAACAAAACCTGTTGCTCCGCCATAAATGCCTAACATCAGTTATTTCCTTGTAGAGTGGGGTTAACTGAGGTATCGGCAAAATAATTAGATAAGTTAACCGCAATCGAGTGATTTTTTTATTTAATTTCCATTCGTCACAATCTCTAAAAAGGAATATCTAATGAACAAGCCGGACTGGGAGGCTATCGAATCGGCTTACCGGGCTGGTTCGTTATCAGTAAGGGCCATCGGCGAAAAGCATGGCGTAAACCACGCCACCATCCTGAAGAGAGCAAACAAAGAGGGATGGCAGCGCGACTTGACAGAGAAGGTCAGAGCGGCGACCAAGGCCAAGGTAACCAAGTCGGTAACCAAAGACGGTAACCAGTCACCAGTGGTTACTGATGAGCAGATTATTGACCAAGCCTCCGACGAGGCAGCCGCCGTAGTCATGGCCCACCGTGAAGGGCTGGCGGCATGGCGAGGCATCACAAATAAGCTTCGCGACTTCCTCGAGGATGCAGAAATCACAGAAGACAATCACGCCTCAATGTCTCGCTCTATCACTGCCGGTGTTGATGCTCAAATCAAAGTGATAAACGCTGAGCGCAAGGCGTATAACCTCGACACCGAAGAAGGCAATAAGACGGTTGATGACCTGTCTAACCTGATGGATTCACTGTCTCAGGGGGTGTAATGAAACCTGAGCACCTCAAACTGCTGGCCGACAAAGACTGGCGGCTGAACAACCTCTACTGGATCACCGACAAAGAGGGAAAGCCAACGCGCTTCAGAATGACGCCTGAGCAGCGGGAATACTTCGAGGGGATCCACACTCGCAACATCATCCTTAAAGCTCGTCAGCTCGGCTTCACTACTGAGGTGTGCATCATCCAGCTAGACGCAGCGCTGTTCGAGTCTGCCAAGTGCGCGCTGATTGCTCACACGCTGAATGACGCAAAACGCCTGTTCCGCGAAAAGGTGAAGTACGCATACGACAAGCTGCCGGCAGAGATAAGGGCGGCCAACCCGGCGAGCAATGACTCTTCTGGTGAGCTGGTATTTAAGAAGGGCGGTTCGCTCTACGTCAGCACATCATTTCGTGGCGGAACGCTGCGATACCTGCACGTTTCCGAGTTCGGGAAGATATGCGCCAAGTATCCAGACAAAGCCCGTGAGATCGTCACTGGTGCGTTTGAGGCGGTATCGACCGGATGCTTCGCTACTATCGAGAGTACAGCCGAGGGCCGGGCGGGTTACTTTTTCGATTACTGCCAGACGGCAGAGAAAGCGTTACTGCAGGGCAAGCCATTATCCGCGCTGGACTGGAAGTTCTTTTTCTTCTCATGGTGGAAGAACCTGCAGTACGCCATCGACCCGGTAGAGCCGCTGCCTGTGCGCCTGGTTGATTACTTCGCTGAGATGGAGGCGAAGCACGGCGTTGTCGTTAACGAGCGCCAGAAAGCATGGTACTACGCCAAAGAAAAAACCCTCGGCGACGACATGAAGCGCGAATACCCGACCATTCCGGCCGAGGCATTCCAGCAGTCTGTAGAGGGCGCTTACTACGCCAAACAGTTCCGTTGGCTCTACACGAACAAGCGGATCGGCCAAATTCCGGATAACTCGCACCTCCCGGTACACACGTTCTGGGATATCGGCGTTGGGGATTCCACGGCTATCTGGTTCGTTCGTGAAGTTGGCGAAGAGTTCCACATCATCGACTACTACGAAAATTCAGGCGAGGGCCTGAGGCACTACATGAAGGTGCTGAAAGACCGGGGCTATGAGTATGGCGATCACTGGGGACCGCACGATATAGAGAACCGGGAGTTTTCCGCTGATGCTAAGTCACGCAAAGAGCTTGCCCGAGAAGGTTACGAGATCGACGGCCAGATGTATTCACTGAATTTCAAGGTTGTGCCGAAAGCCGGCATCGATACCGGCATTGAGTCGGCGCGTGAAATCCTCCCGCGTTGTGTATTCGACGAGGAGAAATGCTCAGAGGGGATCTCTCACCTTGAGGGCTACCGGAAAGAGTGGGACGACAAACGCGGCTGCTGGAAAGAAAAACCTCTCCATGACGCCACCTCACACGGCGCTGACGGCTTCCGTTACTTCGCAGTGACGAAGAACAACCGCAAGCAGGTCGGCACAGTATTCTTCTAAGGAGTATCGCCAGTGAGCGAACAAGATAACGGCCTTCAACTGGCTGTGAACAACCTCGCCACTGAAATGAGGCGAGCGAATTATCTGAATGCTATCGGCATCGGCGGCGGAAACACAAAGCGCCCTACGCTCTATCAGGAGTTTGGCTACCCGCGCACGATCACCTTCAACGACTTCTACAACATGTACCGCCGCAACGCTGCGGGCTTCGCCGTTGTGCATCGCCTGCTGGATGGATGCTGGCAGGATTACCCGGTCATCGTGGATGGCGACCAGACGAAGGTGTCGAAAGAAACTAACGCCTGGGAAAAGAAAATCACCAAATTCATGAAGAAATTGTGGCCGAAGGTGAAGGACGCCGATCGCCGCAATATGGTTGGACGTTACTCCGCGCTGTTGTTGCAGGTGAAAGACAATAAGCCCTGGAGCGAGCCAGTCGACATCAATTTGGTGAAGTCACTCGGTGAGTCTGCGCTAGTGAAGCTGATTCCGGTATGGGAGCCGCAACTTACTGTCGCTGACTGGGATAACGACCGTCTGTCGCCAACCTTCGGCCAGCCGTTGATGTTTAACTTCAACGAGCAGCCGGTGGGCGATGAGCAATTCGTCGGGCCGATGCGAGGTGAACCGGTGCATCCAAGCCGGGTGATCCTGTTCTGTGAAGGTTCAGAGGACGAAAATGTCCTCTCAGGTATCCCGCTGCTTGAGGCTGGTTATAACAAAGGGCTGGATCTCGAGAAAGTATCCGGCGGTGGCGCTGAGGGCTTCCTGAAGAACGCCAGCCGTCAGATTGCGGTTGAATTCAGCAAAGACACGGACATGGCCACACTTGCCAGCCAGGCTAAAGATGCAGGTTATAGCAATCTTGGCGAAGCCATGGGTGACAAGGTCAACAAGCTGAACCGCGGAACGGACGCCGCTGCTGTCATGCAGGCCGGGCAGATGCGCGTTCTCAGCGTGACTCCGGGCGACCCGGGCCCGACGTGGGAGGTCACCGCTAACGAACTGGCAGCATCGGTGCAAATACCTTTCACCATCCTGTTCGGTCAGCAGACCGGACGCCTGGCGAGCAATGAGGACAAGACTGACTGGGCTATTCGCCGCAACACGCGGCGCAATGGTTTCCTTACTGATCGCATCACTGCATTGCTGGAGCGCTTCTGGACGCTGGGCATTATCGACCCTCCAACCAAAGGCGAAGTGACAATCTCCTGGAATGACCTGCTGGCACCGGGCGAGAAAGAGAAGATCGAGAACGCTTCTAAGCTGGCCGACATCGTGCAGAAAACATCTGGATTCTATGGCGGCGAGCCGCCCTTTACCGCCAACGAGCTGCGCGAGATTGTTGGGCTGGACCCGCTGCCTGAGCCCAAAGAACCACCAAAACCGGACGATAAGGTGACAACCGATGATCCACTGGCCGATGACACCAGAACAGACGGCAAAGGTGGGCCTGCCGATCGTACCGCGCAGCAAGGTTGACCCGACTCGATCGGCAAAGCAGGTCAGCGCGATGTACCGGGATATCGAAGAGCGGTATCTCGGCATCAAGCGCGCGCTGAAAGCTCTGTTCGACCAGCGTCTGACCGGGCGGGAGCGTGAGGTTAACAGCCACAACTGGCATTTCCTGTGTCATGTTAACGGCGATGACCAGCGGCTCTACCAGGTCAACGCTGGCCGGTTCATCTACGACATGTCGCCACAGGAACTTGCTGAGCTGCTCGAGGCGGTGCAGGCCATCCTGGATGATTATCTGCTGGAAGGTGGCGAGCAGAACCAGTGGGCGATGGATTATGTCGCCGCTGAGGCTCGAAGAGGGACTTTAGAGGCCTTTAACAACCTCTCGCAGCAGTCGCAGGTCTACGCCAGCCAGACGACGCTACAGCAGCTTTTAAGCAGCCCCGGTCACCTTAATCAGATCGCATCTGCCAGGCTGACAACGTTCAGCGACTGGAAGGCGATCAGCGATGCCGCCCGGGCAGACCTGACAGGCATCATCACCGATGCGGTGGCGCGGGGCGTAAATCCCAGGGAAACAGCCAGCGTCATCAGTAAGCGTCTCGATGTGTCGATGAGCCGGGCCAAGTCTATCGCCCAGACCGAACAGGTCGGCGCGTTGCGGCAGGCGCAGTGGAACGAAACGGACTGGGCTGCTGACCGGCTGGGGCTAAACACCGGCCTGCTGTGGCTGTCAGCACTTAAGCCAACAACGCGCAGCTGGCATGCCAGCCGTCATGGAAAGGTCTACACCACCGAAGAGGTGCGCGACTTCTACGCCGTGAACGGGAACCGCTACAACTGCTACTGCAGCCAGATCCCGGTGCTGCTCAATGACGACGGCAGCATATTCAACGAAGGGCTGGCGGATAAGCTGGCGAAAGAAAGAAGAGCATGGCAGCATTAGGTATTCATAAAAATGAACTCCGTTGCCTCAGGGATAAAAAATGAAAAATGCCTCAGTCTGCTTTTTTGTCACCGCTATTTGCTCTTTATGTTTTTCCCTCAATGCTAAAGCGGATGAAATGGCCGTTTTAAAAGCAAAACGCGAAATGGCTTCTGCTTTTACTAAAGCAGGTCTACTTACAAACTCTTTCACAGAAAAAGGAAAGCAGAATCCAGAGCTGGCTGGAATGCAAATAGCTCAGCAGTTTGCTTCGAATTTAGATAACTTCATTGTTCAAGGGCTGCAGAAAAATGCTTCTTGTGAACAAATTGAAATGGCATCATCTCAAAAAATGGCTGGAGGAACGGGTAACAAAAATGAACCTCTTAGCGATGCAGCCAAAAAAGCGAGCGACAACGTAGAAGTTTCAGTGGGCAAATACGTCGCTGCGCGGTGCGCGGATTTAATCGAATAGCGCATTAACATTTCATCATCACAACCCGCCTCGGCGGGTTTTTTAATGCCCGAACTCCATCAATGAGGACCCAGCATGATACGCAATCGCGTTAACGTGCTGACCGTCGTCAACTCCGCTTCAAACATCACTACCGAAACCGTCAACGGCAAGCCACATATCGTGGTTCGCGGCATCACGCCTGTCGTGGACGATATCGTGATGAACCGGAAGTTGTACCCGGCAGCTGAGATCGAAAAGGCCTATAACACGCTCGAGCGTAATCCGATGCCGCTGGGCCACCCGAAGGTGGACGGCAAGCATGTTTCAGCGCGCGATGTCCAGGCGGTAAACGAGTACCACGTCGGGGCCTGGTTGCAGAACGTCAGCCACAGCGATGGGAAGGTAACGGGTGACATGTACGTTAACCGCCAGTACGCCGAATCCAGCGAGAAGGGCAAGCGCCTGATTAACCGCCTGAACGAGATGCTGTCTGGCACCAAATCCGACCCGATCCACATCTCCACCGGCCTGCTGTATTCCGGCATTGCCGCCAACGGCGAGTCGAAGGGCAAAAAGTACAACGAGATCGCCACCAACATGATGTTCGACCATGTGGCGGTTCTGCTTGATGAGCCTGGCGCCGGAACTCCGGATGAAGGCGTGGGCATCTTTGTTAATGCCGAAGGGGATGAGACTGAAATTGAAGTCTGTAACCTGCAAGACGCGATCGTCAGCGATAACCGCAAAGACGGGTGGCTGAACAAAATCAAATTCTTTGTGGCTAATGACGGCGGGATGTCCTTCGACGAAATCGCCGCATCGCTGCGCGAAGCAATTCGCTCAATCACCTCAGATTCATGGCGTTACGTCGTCAGCATTTACCCGGACCATCTGATTTTCGAAGAAGAGAAGAAGAATACCTCTGGCCGGGCCCTATTCAAACAGAAGTACCTCATCTCTGACGGGGCCGTATCGCTCGTCGGCGAACCTGTAGAAGTCGTGCGCAAACCAACTGAGTACGAGATTAAAACCAACGGAGAGAACGATCCGATGAAAGAACTGATTATCAATGCGCTGCAAGCCGCTGGTAAGCCGACCGAAGGCAAGTCCGACGCCGAGCTGATGGACGCATACAACCAACTGGCAGCAGAGAAAGCAGCCGCCAAAACCGAAACGACTGAAGAGAAGGCAACTCGCGAAAAGGCTGAGAAAGAAGAGCGTGAGCGCGCCAACAACCAAGCGGAAGCCCCGGCATGGTTTAAGCCGTTCGCGGACGATCTCGCTGCGGTTAAATCTGGCCTGACCGTTAACGCCGACAAAGAGAAGTCAGAGCAGCGCGCTGCGGTGAAAGCCAAGTTCGGCATGACCGATGTCGCGGTGAACGCGCTGGACGGCGAGCCGCTGAAAGAGCTGTTTGCTCAGTGCCAGACCTCAACCGGCCTGAATGGTGCATTCCGCCAGGCTAACAACACCCAATCAGTCAGCGAAATGCCGGAGTAAAAAATGGCTAAAGATGGAAAACACGTAATTCATGCGGGCGGTATTTTCCCAAACCCGCTTCTCAATCGCGAAGGCGCCGCGGCGGCGGCTACCAAGCCAGGAACCATCGGTTTCTTCGCTGCCGGCAAGTTCACCGCCTCCGTAGATGGCAATGAGCAGGCGATCCTGTATGTAGCCGATTACGACTATCTGCGCTGTCAGACCGTCGACGACGCGATCCCGGTCGGCGAGCTGGTGGTAGGTATCCACCCGCTGGAAGGTATGTTCCTGAACGTGCGCGCGGCGGCGGGCACCTACAAAAAAGGCCAACCTCTGACCATTGCCAGCGGCCAGGTTAAAGCCGCCGGTACAACCGATAACGTCCGCGCTTACGTCGAAGAAGACGTCGCTTACACCGTGGCGGCAGGCGACCTGCTGCGCGTCGTAATTAAGTAAGGAGCACCTGAATGCTTGTATTTTCCCGCTCTATCGGTGAACGCACCGGTAACCTCGAAGTCAACCAGGCGCAGTTCCGCGAGCTGGAGATGGCGCGCAACATGAGTGCGCAGTCCGTAGCTGACTTCATCGCCCGCGCTCGCTTCGGCGAAAACGGACATCTGGACGCAGTGAACGCGGTGGACGATATCCGCCGCATGTACCGCGCATACGATCAGACCGTGCTGGCGCAGTTCGAGCCAAACACCGAGTTCACACTGTTCAACGACCTGGTGCCGCTGTCCCGTTCGGTGCGACTAGAAGAGTCAGTGTATGAATATGCGCGTACCGGAGGTCGTGGCTGGGCGCACACCTCCATGTCAGGCCAGATTGGTGCGGCGCTGGATGCCCGCGGGTACACCTTCGACGGCACTATGGTGCCGGTGCACGACAGCGGCTTTAAGTTCCACTGGCGTGATCCGATTTTCAACAAAGGCTCTGCGCTGGCGTCGCTGGCTGATGCACAGAGTGGTTCGGTTGAGGATGTACGTCGCCAAATCGTCAATTACATGTTCAACGGCTTTCGCGACTCAGAAGGCAACTTCGTTACCTTCGACGGCAAGACCTGGAAGGGCCTGAAAGGCGACAGCCGCGTCGGTATGGTCGATCTAGGGGCTTCAGGCCTGAATATCGACTTCACCAGCTCAACAACCACGTCCGAGCAGAATCGTAACGCTGCCATTGCCCTGCGCGACACGCTGAAGATTGGCAATAACCAGTACGCCCCTCAGACCTGGTATGTCTCCAGCGAAATCATGTCCAACTGGGAGCGCTACTATAGCGACAGTTACCTCTCAGGCACCATCCTGCAGGAGATCCTGAAGCTGTCCGGTATCGTCGCGGTGAAGGAAGACGCACAACTCTCCGGCAACCAGATTCTGGTTGTGCCTCTGACTGCTGGTGTAATCGCGCCAATAGTTGGGCAGGCTGTTGGTACGGTAGCGGATCCGCGTCAGTTCTATAACAGCGATTACATCTGGCGCACCTGGGGCGCTATGGGCCTGATGGTTAAGCAGGATATCAACCTCAAACACGGCGTGCTCTTCGCGAGCAGCTAAGGAGAAACAAATGGCACTGGTAGAAATCGTGGCAAATAACCTGCACGCCGGTGCCAACCTCCGCAAACTGGAGGTTGGTGCGGTAGTCGAAGTGGACGACGCAACGGCTAAGCGCTGGCTGGAAACCGGCAAGGCGAAGGAGACCGACAAGAAGAAGGGCGAAAAGCTTTCCTTCGAAGTGGCTACCCCTTCCGCGCCGACGGCAGATCTTTCTGGCCTGCAAAAGCAACTCGCCGACGCGCTGGAGCAGAACGAAAAACTGATCGCCGATGGTGAAGCAAAAGACAAGGCTCACGCCGCCGCGCTGGCAGCAGAAACCAAACGCGCTGATGAAGCTGAAGCTGCGCTGGAAGAAATGAAGAAGAAGGCGAAATAACCATGGCGCTTCGTGAGTTCGATAACCCAACCAAGTCCCGCGATGAGCTGGATGAACAAACCAAAGGTAATTAACCATGGCTGACCCAATCACAGCGGCAGACGTGCAGGCGTTCCTCGGTGAATTGGGTTACTCCATCCCGGGCGCGCTACTGGATCCTATTCTTTGCTCGGTGAACAAAATCATCCCCTGTCTCGACGGGGCCGGGTATGACGACTGCACCGCAAAGCTGATCCTGATGTATGCCGCCGCGCTGATGGCGACGTCGTCCGGTGCGCGCCGCATCAAATCGCAGGGAGCGCCTTCTGGCGCGTCACGCTCGTTTGAGTACGGCGAAGACAGCATTACCTGGTTGCGCGACTCGCTGGCCAGGCTCGATACCAGCGGTTGCACCGGAGAGCTGCCAATCAGCGCCGGTAACAGTGTCGGCCTGTTCATGGTCGTCGGGGGCTGCTGATGTCATGGATATCCGTTAGCGTCCGGCTGCCTCGTTCATTTACCCGCGTCTGGGTGCTGACTGTCACCGGGCGGGAGACCACCGGCTACGTTAAATCGGACGGGGAATGGTTCATCAACTGCCCGCGAATTCGCGCGACGGGCGCGGTGGTGCTGCGCTGGAGGGAAGACTGATGTCATCAGTTGCAAACTGGTCCTACACCGCCAAAGCCACCATCTGGCGCAAGGGTGCGGGCGGCAGGGATGAAAACGGCGATCCCATAAACGGTTACGCCGCGCCGCTCATCATCATGGTCGATTATGAGGGCGGGCTGTCAAAGCGCATCGGCAACCTGGGTATTGAAATCGTCGTGAAGAACACAGTCTGGACGGAGTACGCGCTGGCTGACGCTGGTGATTACCTGCTGATTGGCGAATCTACCGACGCAGATCCGGTTGCTGCTGGCGCTGACGAGGTGCGGCAGGTTATCCGCTACGCCGACACGTTCGAGCGAGTGGCTGACGATTTCGCCATCCTGACGGGAGTGTAGCCATGGTTCTAAAAGTGAAGGGCATCAGCCAGGCGCAGAAGAAACTGAATGCCCTGGTGGGTGATATTCAGGGTCGAAAGACCATCAGGGCCATGCAGTCGGCGCTGATTATCGGTGGCTCCCAGGCTGCACTCTATACGCCGATCGACACGTCTACGCTGCTGAATAGTCAGTTCCGCGACATAACTGTAAACGGCAATCGCGTGACCGGTCGCGTGGGCTACTCTGCTAATTACGCGGTGTATGTTCACGATCCGAACGTTCCTCAGACCTTCCGACGGGCCACTGCCCGGAAAGAGTTCCTCGCGAAAGGCTTCGAAGATACCCGCAGGCAAATCGATGCGGTGATCGCCAAGGAGATGTCGCTATGACGCCCCTGATGCATGAGCGGGTGCGTAACATGTTCGGTGACGCTGGCCTGACGGCCGGATTCACGGTGCAAAAGTTGATTTACGACGACCCGGAAGATCTAACCCAGGCCGTGATGGTTTTTCGTCCAAACGGTGGCTCCAACGTAAGAAACGACCTTGGCGCTGAGTATTACGTCCTGGTTGATGTCATAGCTGCGAAAGATAAACGCGGTGACGCCGTCAATGCCGTACAGCGCATCGTCGATTACGTCCAGACCAACCCAATGGCTGATGAGTGCGTCGGCTACATCCAGAACATGGGCGCAATCCCGGTGCCGGTGCTCACCGAAGAAGGGCGAATGACCTTCCGGCTCCAGTTCGCCTGCACCTACGGCGAATAGCCATCCCAACCAAATAGACCCGCTCCGGCGGGTTTTCTTTTTAAGTCAAAGAGGAAGTTTCACATGGCTAATTGCCCTAACTCTAACGAGCGTCTCTTTGGTGGAGCAATCGTGCTGGAAGTCGCTGATGGATGCCCGGATGTCAAACCGCTTGAGGATGAATGGAAAGCCCTTGCTGCTGGTACGTCCAAAGGCTTTGACTTCAACCCGAACGCGGTGACCTCTGATGCAGATGATGGTGGCGGCTACGTTGAGTCCATTATCACCAATAGCGACTTTACCATCAGCTTCGAAGGCGAGGTGCGCAAAAAAGATAAACTGGATCAGTACGGCATTGGCAAGTTCATCGTTAATTTCTCTGTAGAGCTGAAGGCGCGTCGGCAGCCAGGTATCTGGGTGCGCATGCCATACGGCCCAGTAACGTTTATCGGCTATATGGTGCCTACAGGGCTTTCTTCAGACGGTGGCACGAATGACATTGTCACGTTCTCCACTGAGTTCAAGGTAGGTGATTCGAGCACAATCGAAGTCATCGACAACTCCGCAGCGACTGCGTTGGTATTTGTAGCGGATCTGCCATCAACGAAAACTGCAGCTGTGGGTGATAGCTTCGAACTCAGCGTGCAGGTTAGCGGTGGCGTGGCCCCGTACAAGTACGATTGGTACAAAAACGGCATCCATACGGGCTTGTCGACCAGCACCACCACCATCGATTTTGATAACGCAACCACGGCTGATAACGGCGTGCGACAGGTGAAAGTGACCGACTACAACGGCACCACGATCACCTCCACGGCGTGCACCGTTACCGTCAGCTAATGGACATTCCAAAGGGCGGCTGCGGCTGCCCTTGATAATGATCGTTATCCTGGGTGAAACATGACAGTAGTAGCCATGAAAGAAATTGGCGAGGTAGCCATTAGTGACAGCCGGGAGGGCGGGAAGGACTACCTGCTGCGGCCATCGCTATCAGCAATGATGGGGCTTGGTGACCCTGGCGAGATCGTTAACATCTATGCACAAATTCATGGAAGCGAGATCCAGAAACTCTTGGCCACCTGCGAAACCGGATTTAAGGTGATACCTGACTGGATGGCGCCGTCTTTTAACGTTGCAAATGACAACATGCTCTTAGCGTCACTGCTGGTATTGCAGGCGTGCTGCGATGATGATCTTACCGATGCTATTGGTGAGTGGGTCGTAGAAGATGGCACGATCGCATATCAGCCCGGCCTGATGCCAAAAGACGAAATCATTATCTTTGCCAGGCATCTGATGCAACATGGAGTGATCGGTAAAGCGAAGGTTCGCCAGCTGCAGCGCAACGAAACTAACGAGGCCACCAACGAATTTCGGGCGATCGATTACATCGTGGCCGCACAGGCGCACTTTGGTATGAGTGAGGCGGAAGCCGCCAGTCTGACAATGACGAAGTTTCAACTGCTACTCGCCGCTAAATATCCTGCTCAGAAGGGCTTTACCCGGGAAGAGTACGATGCTGTTGCTGATGACTTCCTTGCGAAGCAGGCCGCACGACGGGCAACTGTTAAATAAGTGTAAACAGACAGGCATGATCACTTGAGATATTATTATGTTTCAGGTAAAGTCGATACATAATTTAACCGAATTTTGCATCTCTGCGTGTTCGACTCCGCTAGTCATGGCCTCTATTGATCCTACGCTAACAGCTTTAGCAGCTTACTCTGCTTACAAATTGGGTAAAGGTTTTTTTAAATTGAAAAAAGCAAAACGTATGGATAAAGAAGGTGACTCTATGAATGAATTAACAACAAACCAAACAAGCAATATTTACAAAACAACGTTTTATAATGCATTGTGTGGGGTCATAGGGAATGTCATGTACGATTTTGGAAAAGGGATGCCTGCTTTACATTACTAACCCGCCAATGGCGGGTTTTTCGTATTAAATGTCTTGAGATCAATAAATCAGCAGTTGCCGTTGCGCCTGTGCTATTCCTGGGTAGGATGATTCCACTTTTACCAATAGGGAATGGGAATATGAAGAAAATCGTAATGGCCGCCTTTCTTAGTTGCTTAAGTGCCACAGCTAATGCTGATCTAGAAAGTGTTGGTGCTTGGTCTACAAAGACCGAAACCAATAAAATGACAGACGAAACGGATTATGTAGCCCTGAATACATCTTCTGACAAATACAGCAAAGATGGGTCAAGCCGTGACACTACGTTAGTTTTGCGCTGCAGCAACAATAAGACAGAGGCCTTCCTCTCCTTTGATGATTTCATGGGCTCGCGAGATCCAGCCATCACAATGCGCTTAGATGGTGGTAAGCCAACTAAGAAAACGTGGGGCGGCGGTGAGGGTGGGGACGCGGCATTTGCTCCTCAAGCCATACAATTCATCAAGGAGTTATCCAAACACAAGAAGGCAATTTTTGGCTTTGAACCTTATGGCACAACTATGCAGATCGTTGAGTTTAACCTTACAGGCATTGATAAGGTTGTAGAAAAATTAGCTAGCTCATGTAAATGGAAGTGACCTGTCAAAGAGACTCGATAACCCGCTCCGGCGGGTTTTTTATTGCCCGGAGAAAATATGGCCAGTGAGGAGCAGGTAGGGAATATCGTCTATCAGGTTCAGATGGATGTAGCCAACCTTATTGAGGCGCAGCGGAAAGTAAACGAACGTCTCGAAAAAATGAATGGCGGAGCTGCAAAGACGGCCAAGTCATTAGATCAACTTCAGACCAGCATCAGCAGAATCGCTGGCGCAATTGCCACTTCAATAGTCGTTGAGTGGGGACGTGCTTTTCTGGTTGCTGCGGATAATATGAATCAGCTTAATGCTCGTATAGAGCGATTGACTGGAAGCTCCACCGCTGCTGCACAAACCATGCAGAGTCTGATGCAAATTAGCTCCTCAACCGGCGGATCTCTTCAGGACACACAAAAGCTGTGGGAGACATTAAGTACAGCACTGCGCGATACTGGCGCGACAAATAGCCAGATCATCCAGTTGACCGATACGCTGCAGAAAATTGGCCGCATCGGAGGCTCCTCATCTGAGGAAATGGCTAATGCTCTCCGCCAATTCGGACAGTCGATTTCTTCTGGCGTTGTTCGTGCCGAGGAGTTCAACTCAGTATTGGAGCAAATGCCAGAACTCGCGAGGCAAATGGCATCCGGAATGGGTGTAAGTATGGGTGAACTGCGGCAGCTGATGCTGGACGGAAAGTTAACAGCGGAAGACGCCCTTAACGCCATTCAGAGGCGCACTTCATCAGTAAACTCAGAGTTTGAAAAGCTTCCTCGATCACTTTCCCAGGCAAATACCGCTTTAACAAACTCTTTCCTGACCATGGTGGACAACGTCAATAAAGCCACTGGTGCCAGTAATGGCATGGTTTTGGTCATCGATTCTTTGGCCGTTGCGATTGGACGGTTGACCGGGCAGGCTGCCACCGCGAGTCAGCAGATTGCCGATCTCCGTTCCGAGGCAGAAATGTATGCTCGCAGAGCAAGAACTTGGAGTTGGCTTGGTTTCGGCGATTGGCAGAAAGAAAACGAAGAAAAATCGGCAAAACTCACATCCGAGGCTTGGGAAAAGGCATCTCGCGCTGGTTGGGATGCTGCAAGCAAGGTAGCAAAAGATAGTAAACCTATAGAAATAAAGGCTGCTGCCGGTGCCAAGGCCAGCAAACCGAAAAAGTCCCAAGAAGAAAAAGACGCTGAAAAATACGCGAAGGCTCAGGAATCAGTTAACGAAAAACTGGATGAATTGAAGCAGAAGGCTGCGTTGTCAGCTGATAGTGTCGAAGATCTTTCTCGGGCGCATGCCATCCTAAATGCCGAACAGTCCCTCGGCAACTCAGCAACCAAAGACCAAATTAAGCTGGCGGGTGAGTATGCGGCCAAAATTTGGGACACAACGAACGCCCTTAAGATGCGTCAGCAGGCGGAGCAGGCCTCCCGGTTTATCAATCAGGAGGCGGCAGCCTCAAAAGTACAACGCGATCCCTACACAGGCGAAGCGCAGTATCCAGCCGCGCAGGTTAACGAAGAAGAGCAGCGCAAGCTCGATGCTCTGGCTAAATACCGGGAGCTTGGAGTCATTAACGCTCAGCAGTTCGAGGACGGTAAGACGGCCATCGCAAGGCAGGCTTCTAACGACCGCGTCAGTATTGCCCAGCAGGAGGCTAAGCGTCAGGTTGACGTGATGAACATGCTGCTGGGCGGGATCGGGGATGGTTTCTCTGGACTGGCTGAAATCGTGTCCAAAAGCGCTGGAGAGAGCAATGCCGCTTACAAGACGCTGTTCGCTATCAGTAAAGCCTTTGCTGTAGCACAGTCCACTCTGAACCTTCAGCTTGCACTCTCAAACGCCATGGCCTCCGGACCATTCCCATGGAACATGGCAGCAATGGCACAGGTTGCCGCAGCTGGTGGTCAGGTGATCTCCTCTATCGGCGCGATGTCATATGGTGGCGGACGCGAACACGGTGGCCCGGTATCAGCCAGCTCCATGTACCGTGTGGGCGAGGGTGGCAAGCCTGAGATTTTCAAAGCCAACAATGGCAGCCAGTACATGATCCCCGGCGATAACGGTCGCGTCATCAGTAACCGGGATATGGGCGGTGGTGGCGGGGCGTTCAATTACAGCCCGGTCATTCAGGTTAACGGGGATCCGACGGAGCAGACGCTGGTCATGCTCGAGGCCGCAGTTAAGCGCGGGGCGCAGCAGGGCTATGCCATGGCCGTCAGCGACGTCGCCAGCGGTAAAGGAAAACTCTCCAATGCGCTGACCAACAACTTCAATACCAGTCAACGCCTCACATAAGGAGTTCCCATGGGGATCAGCAGCACTATTGATTTCCCGCACCAGTACCTGCCAATGCCCCAGCGTTCCGGGCATGGATTCACTCCGGTCAGCCCTCTCCAGCGTTCAACAATGACATCCGGCCGCACGCGGCAGCGTCGAAAATACACCTTGGTTCCGACTGAGGCGGGGGTCTCGTGGGTATTTAATGATGCCCAAGCGCAGCTGTTTGAGGTGTGGTTCAGGGACGTGATTACTGATGGTGCGGCATGGTTCAACATGCGCATGCGCACGCCGATGGGCGTCGGTAACTACGTCTGCCGGTTCAAGGATATCTATGACGGGCCGGTGCTTTATGCGCTGGGACACTGGAAGTTCTCTGCCACCCTGGAGTTATGGGAGCGTCCGATTCTGCCGCCTGGCTGGGGTAATTTCCCTGAGTTCATCGTGGGGCAGAGCATTATCGATTACGCGCTCAACAGGGAGTGGCCGGAAGCATGACCAGTCCAACTCTGAACAGGCTGTACGCCAGCGGCGGCAGCGAGATACTTTTCAACACACTGCAGATTGCCGTCGGTGGCACGGATTACTGGCTGGTCGAGAACTTCGAGGATATCTTCGCTACCACGGAAACCGGTGCCTCAGTGACTTTTCAGGCCGCCGCCATGGCTATCGCATTGCCCGCAAGAAATAGTGACGGTACCCAGGATTTGAAATTCGCCATCAGCAATATCGACGGCGTAGTTTCCACCGCAATACGTAACGCCCTGAACAGCCTGAGCGATGCGACCATCACGATGCGGCAGTACGTCTCGACGGATCTGAAATCACCGGCCTCACCACCTGTAGTGCTACAGATTAAAGACGGCCAGTGGACAGCGACTCAGGTTCAGATCACCGCCGGATTCCTGAATATTCTCAAAACCGCGTGGCCGCGCTACCGCTACACGCTGCCTGACTTCCCAGGTCTTCGTTACCTCCAGTAGTAGGACACCACCATGTTCAACCCTGATAAATACCGTTCAGTTACCTGGCTGAAAGGCGGCCGCGCTTTCCCCGCGCTCGACTGCTTTGGCATCGTTAACGAAATACGGCGCGATCTGGGTCTCAACCCCTGGCCTGAATTCGCCGGGGTCACGAAAGACGACAACGGCCTCGATCGGGAGGCGCGCGGACTGATGACCGACCTGCAGCGTTGCGGGTCTGTGCCTGGCGCGGGCATTGCCTGTTACTCCGGCTCTGTGGTGACGCATGTCGCCATCGTCGTGGAGATTGACGGCGTGCTGCATGCAGCCGAATGCAATCCCCGCACTAACGTGACCTTTCTGACGCTGGCGCGATTCGCGCGCCGCTTTGTTCGCGTGGAGTATTATCAGTGACGATCCGTATCTACCCCTCCCGTTTACCCGGGGAACCGCTGGAAACCCACCATCATGAAGCCCTCAGCCTTGCTGACTGGTTTACGCAGAACGTTGAGGGATGGACTCCGGATCAGCAACATCCTGTAGCGGTTGAAATTGACGGCGTTCCGGTGCCGCCGGCAGAATGGCCGCTGTGTGCCATTCGCCCAGACAGCGATGTAAGGATGTATCCGGTACCGTACGGTACTGGTGCGGAAATCGCGCTGTGGGTGGCCGTCAGTGTGGCCGTCGCGTCAGCGGCTTACTCCATCTACATGATGAGCACAATGCAGACTGGCGGCGCCAGCCAGCCGGGTAATGGTGATCAGCTGGAGCTCAACCCGGCTAAAGCCAATATGGCCAAACTGGGCGATCCCATTCGCGAGATTTTTGGTCGCTATAAGGTGTGGCCTGATTATATCGTCCAGCCCGTTAGCCGCTTCGATTCTGATGATCCCAAAAAATACGTGACCAGCATGTTTTTATGCGTTGGAGTAGGCGACATGGCACTCCCCGCTTCGGCACAAAAGATTGGAACCACACCCCTGTCAGCATTTGGCAGTGATGTCAGCGCCACCGTTTACCCGCCGGGTGCCAGCGTCGCTGGTGACAGCCGTTCTGAAAACTGGTTTAACAGCGGCGAGGTGGGTAACACCACCTCGGGTACCGCAGGCCTCGACCTTGGCTCAACCGGTCCGCAGACGGTTAGCATCATCTCTGATGCCATTCTGGTAAGCGGCAACACAATTACCCTGATTGCGGCCAGCGCCAGTGACGGCGAGACGGAAATCCCGGCAGCCTGGGTTGTTGGTACCATTATCACAGTTGTTGCGCCAAACTCGTATCGGGTTGCTAATGCCGGTGGATACAGCGTTATTTATGGTGATGTCGCCGAGCTGCAGCCGGTTGTGGGCATGCCTGTATCTGTAACGTTTAATGAGTCGGCTTACGATCTGTATATCGCCAGTTACGCAGCAGGCGTTCCGGCGGTGCCCGGGGTGGGGGGCTCGGCGGCCAGCATAACCGCCAGCGCCGCGCCCACTACCTATGATTTTACTGCCACGCCGGTCACATTCACGATCGGCTGGAAAGGCACAACCTATGCGGTATCACTCATCACTAACTACGTAACCATGTCCGGGCTGCTTGACACCATCTCAAACCAGCTCACAGGCTCCGGTCTGATCGCGCGTGATAATGGTGGCCGGTTGCAGATTACCGAGGAAAACAGCCCGTTTGCTGGTGGCGCTATCAGCCACAGCGCGCTGCCTGCATCTGCCTTCGGTACTGCTTCGGTTGATGTTGTGGGTGTGGCGTCGACGGGCGGTACCGCAGCCGTTGAAGCACATATCACTCTGGCGTACAACAGTGCCACTGGGAAGCCATTCACCGGCATACCTGACGGCGTTCAGCGGATCGGTATTGGCTATGCCGACGGCCAGTTCCGTATTACCGATATTGATGACCAGACCATTACGGTTGAGAGGGTGATCGTCACCCAGGGTTCCGATGGGACTGATGTCGTCACCGTTGACCCGTTCTGGCCGGGATTCACCGAGCGCACGCTGCTGGACTTCCAGGTGACCGGAGTTAACGATGATTACGCCTGGCTGGGACCGTTCCTTGCCTGTCCCGACGGAGAGACCACCACCACCATAGAGAACAATTTTATTTTCCCGAATGGGCATATCAAATATAAAAGTAACGGCAACCCCACATCTCACAGTGTGAGAGTCTATGTGCACTACAGAAATGCGGCAGTCGGTGGCGCGTGGAAATCCGTCTCCTATTTGTTTACGGGAAAGACAGCTGACGGCCATGGATACACAAAACGCATCAGTGGCCTTCCTCCGGCACAGTATGAGGTTCGCGTGCGCCGGTGGACGCCAATCGGCGGAAGTAACACAGTTAACAATGTTTACTGGCAGGCATTGCGATCTCGCCTCACCAGGAGGCCAACTTCCTATGCTGGGGTCACCACTATGGCCGTCAGCGTGCGAACCGGTAACCGCCTGGCAGCCCAGTCCGATCGGCGTATTAACGTCACCCCGACCCGGCTGTATAACGGGCACCCATCACGCAGCATCAGCGGAGCGCTTTATCACGTCCTTGAATCACTCGGCTTTAAGCCTGAGCATATTGACCACGACGCGATTGATGCGCTGGAGAGCAACTACTGGACGCCCCGCGGCGAGACCTTTGACTGGGCAACGGGTGATAGCAAATCTGCATTGGAAGTGCTTAAGATTATCACCGGGGCGGGGATGGGTTACTTCCTGCTGTCAGATGGTCTGGTGTCCGCCGGGCGGGAAGGGGTGAAGAACTGGACGGGCATGATTACCCCCCAGGAGACCACCGAAGAGCTACAGACCGCGTTTAAAGCTCCGAGCCAGGATGATTATGACGGGGTCGATGTCACCTACATCAACGGCACGACGTGGGCAGAAGAGACCGTTCAGTGCCGGTTACCGGGGAACCCGACGCCGCTGAAGGTTGAGGATTACAGGCTGGAGGGGGTGGTGGATAAGGACCGGGCGTACCGCATCGGCATGCGCCGCCTGCTGGGTTACCGTCTGCAGCGCCTTCAGCACACAACCAGCACAGAAATGGATGCGCTCTGCTACCAGTTTATGGATCGCATCATCCTGACTGATGATATTCCAGGCAACCAGACGCTGAGCTGCCTGCTCACCGACATGAGCTGGGACAGCAGCACAATCACCCTGACGTTAAGTGAACCACCTGACTGGAGTTTTACCCGCGCCCGGGTGGTGATACGCCACCAAGATGGTCGGGCTTCTTCGCTACTCGTGCCGACGCGCATCAATGATTTCACCCTGAGCATTCCCTACAGTGCTGAGCTGGCGCCGGATGAATGGGAGATGGACAACCCGTATATCGAGCCACCGCGACTGCTGTTCTGTTCATCGTCCCGGGTAGGGTATGACGCACTGGTCGGAGAGATCACTCCCGGCAGCGACGGCAGCAGCAGTGTGTCAGCAGTACAGTATCATCCTGGTAAATATCAGTATGACGACGCCACGTATCCCGGCGATGTCGCGTAACACACAAAAACAGTAACCCGCTTCGGCGGGTTTTTTTATGCCCGGAGCGAGCATGACAACCTACTTCAAAAATGAACCACTGGGGTCAATCAGTCCGTACGTTTTATTCGATAACGCACAGAATCTGGACTTCTCAGTTAACAGCATTACTGCTGCGATCTGGCGGGATCGCTTTGGGAATAACCGTCACACTTGGTATGGTATCGAGCAACTGGCTCTTAACTCGATGCGTAACTATGGCTATATCACGAAGAAGTCTTTTGAACAGGGCGCTACCCTCGACACTTCTAACACTATTCTTCAGCTCGAAAGCAACGGCGAGTACTACCGCTGGGACGGAGACTGGACACAGCCCAAAGTAGTTCCGCCTGGCTCCACGCCGGATACGTCGGGTGGGATCGGGCCGGGGAAATGGGTTGGAGTCGGGGATGGTGCACTGCGATCCGCGCTTGCAAATCCGCTGGAGGGGGATGGCTTAGTCGTTCTCAGGCAGCCCTACCCATGGGCGGTGGCAAGAACTCAGCGTGAGAAGAACGCGGAGCATTTATCAGCGAAAGACGGGGATGCGGCGGGCGATGGCATTGAAAATGACAGCACCGTGTTCGCGACCATCGATGGGGCTACGGTCGCAAAAAAGATAGACCTGGTCGGGGAAGAGTATTTAGTCGATGAGGTACCCCGGGGAAACAAATATCATGACGGAATATTTGTTGTCCCTGCATCCATGCCGTATGAGGGAGTACCCTTTGCATTTAAACGCAAGGTCGTCCCGTTCCATACACCGAACCACAATGCAGCGCCGTCGCTGAATGTCATCCGGGACGGCAATTTCCGCACGGCCCGGTTGATGCGCGTCACCGAAAAAAATACAGACGGTGATAACCGTATTTTTCAGGATCTTTGCTTCGATGAGCGTAACCGGCTTATGTATGTGCTGTGCCGTAGTGCCGACAACACGAAAGCAAATATCGGCCTGTACAACATGGACAATGGGGCATTCGATGCAACCATAGTCAGCACCTCTGCCTACACGGACATTCTGCACGGTTCAGGCCTGAGCCTGCAGTACACCGACACTGGCTCCTACTGGCTCTGGGGTTCAGGCAGAAACACCGCGGCTAACCCAAATGGTGGCAGGGATGTGGTGCGCTTCAAGTACCCGTCTGCCAAAGGGGGAGCCATTGAGAGCGTGACGCGATATCGGCTGCTGTCTGCTGATATCGACGGCTATGATGGCAATGAAACCACTCCGGAGGTGTCCCGCTGCGGCCGGTACATGGCGGTATTTGGTCGTATAGATACCAAGCGGATCATCGTTCGCATCTTTGACATGCGTATCTTCGAAGGCGCTGCCGACGGTGCTGATTTCTCCAGGAAATATCTCTACGAATGGGAGCCCGAGCAGGATCTACTGGCTGATAACGCATTCAGTGAGCCTCAGCCCAAGCAGGGCATGTGTTGTGACGGGACGTATGTTTATCTCATCGCTGGCACTTCACGAAAGGCCACGGGCAAACACCTGCATGTCTATACCCTCGACGGGAAGCAGGTCGCCAAACACAATGCGCTCGATGCCGAATCAGCATCAGCCAATGCATTCAATGAACCGCAGGGCCTGACCACTCTCGCGCTGGGCAATGATACAAGTTCGTTCTCACTGGTAACCAATACCGTTGGTAACAACTCGTCACTGGCTGGCTACAAGGCAAATACGGTAATTGCTGTATGCAATACGCCGGCATTTTTCAAGGCGGGGAACAGTAACGGGATCGGCACTCAGATCCCGCAATGCCGCCTGCATGTGTCTAATACCGGGTTTCCGACGAAGATAGTCAGCCCACCAGGCGGGATGCTGGGGGCGTACCAGAACGCGGGAACCTCGTCATTCGTGGGTATTCTGGGCTCTGGTGACCCTGGTTTCACCCACGAACTGATGCTCGGCAGCCCGGAGCAACCCCGTTCTGGTCGCGTCAGCTACACCTCAGATGTGGACGGAAGCTATCAGATATCTTTCTGGGCTAACAGCGTGAAGCTTTTCAGCGGGAATATTGCCGCGGACGGTTCTTTCAGCCTGTTGCGCAGCGGGCCAACCGGCAACATGGGGACAGCGTCAACCCCGTGGGGAACGGCATACCTGCAGGTCGCGCCGGTTATCGTATCTGACCGGGAACACAAAGAGCAGGAAACCGAGCTGGATGCCGCTGAAAAGCGCGTTGCTGCCCGATGCAAATTACTGGTGCGAAAGTACAAACTGAAAGAGTCAGTGCGTGAGAAGGGTGCCAGCGCCCGGTGGCACATCGGCGTAATTGCGCAGGATGTGGCTGACGCTTTCAGGGCTGAAGGTCTGGACCCGTTTGCATATGGCATCGTTTGTTACGATGAATGGGATGAGCAACCGGAAATTCAGGAAGTGGATGAGGTGCTAAGTGATGACGGGCAGGAGGTGATAGTTCCGTATGTTGCCTACCACCCTTATCGCGCCGCAGGAAGTAAATATCAGATCCGCTATGATGAGTTGTTGTGCTTCATCATTTCAGCGCTTTAGTCAGTAATCGTCTGCAATGTCCTGCATTGCTGAAAGGACCACCAAAAGAGCAATGAGTATGGCAAGGATGCCACCTATCAACAGCGCAGTTAACATACGTTCTCCTGATGTTGGCCTTCTCAGAAAATGTAGTGCACGAATGTGACAGTCGCATTGCCGCTTGATCTGTAACCCCTTTAAAACTACTGTTTATATAAACAGTAAAATAAAAGGAGGGGTTATGCCACGCAGAATCGATATTGAGGGTGCTTTTCACACAGCCATTAAACACGAGCCTAACGGGCGTCGAACTATAACGACAGAGGACTTCGTCAAACACCTAGCCCTGGCGAACTGGAACTGGTCACTTAAAGAGGCAAACGACTGGATCGAGAGCCACGTTTCGACCTTCAAGGACATCTCGACCAGCGAGGGCCAGGCGCGCACGTTTATGCTCTTCAACCCGAACGGAGGGCTGTGACATGGGCTTTCCATCTCCAGCTGGCGACTACGTAGAGCAGCGGTTAACTCCGGAGCGAATGTGCGGCGTCGGCATGGACAGCCGCATCCTGGAAACGTCATGCGGCTTCGCCGTTATCGAGCCTGTTACGCGGTTGGTCCAGGGGCAGGTTTTGCTGATTCTCAGTGGTGGCAGGACGCAGTTCGCAATTTTCAGAGGTAAGGCGTTAATCACGGACGACGGCGAGGCAATCGAGGGGGCAGCAGCGGAAGAGGTCGAGGTTATGGGGCGGGTTACATTCTTCATCAACAGTACAGACGAGGGTGACAGGCCGGTGTAAGGTGCCGCTCATATATGCCCGGTCAAGAGCCAAACGATGGATCCTCATACGAAGCAGCGACTATTTTACTTATTTTACATGACTTTCACAGAATGGTTCGAGACCTATGTCTTTAAAGCTTAAACTGAATGATGATATTGTGATTAAGATATTTTCGACAATGGTATCTGCGGATCTGTAGGACTTAACCTAAATTAAAATGTGTCAATGTACGCGCCCGCACTTACCTTTAACGACAATTAATAGCACAGTACTTCTCTGAGGGTTGTTACAGAAATGGAAGAGCTTAAATCAAATTCAGTTTCGGACCGCGATTATAATCACGTCTACACATCTGCCTCTTCAGGCGATATTAAAGCTCAAATTTTACTTGGGTGTATGTACCGAGATGGTGATGGGGTCGAGAAAAACGCTAGTAAGGCCGTCGAGTGGCTGTCCAAAGCAGCTGAAAACGGTAGTGCAGTAGCTCAATGGTATCTGGGCAATATGTACTGTGATGGCAATGGTGTTGTATTAAGTTATTCGAAAGCTCTTGAATGGTATACATCAGCAGCAGAATTGGGAGATGCGGACGCTTTTGTTTCCTTGGGAGTGCTATATCAGCATGGGCGTGGGGTTTCAAAAGATTTCTCTAAGGCTGCCGAGTATTACGCCATGGCCGCAGCAATGGGTAATGATTACGGAGAATTCAATCTTGGGGCTTTATACTGGGATGGACAGGGTGTTCCTAAGAATGATCAAAAAGCTTTCGAATATCTTTCTAGATCCGCTGAAAAAGGTAATGAACATGCTCAATATTTATTGGGTAACATTTACTTTGAACGGCAGGACTATGAGAAGGGGAAGGAATACTATCGCATGGCAGCAAACCAGGGCCACAAAAGTGCTCTGGAAAAACTGAACGCGCGTGAGGGACTTGAAACGAAGCAAAAGAAAGAGGACAGCATCAAGAAATTCACCTGTACCGTATGCAAAAAACAAAACCCTTGGGGACAAAAACATTGCTCTCACTGTTCTTCGATAGTTAAGTACGCGCCTGCATGGAAATATGTATGGCTCGGTGTCTTAACGGGTGTTGTTACGGCTGGATATGGTTTAACTCAAGGTGCAAGTCTGACTGAGGCGGCTTTCGCTTTTGTTTTCCCATGGCTGGCCGTAATGCTGCTGGCTAAATTGTTCGGTGGAACAAGAGCTGTTTCCATACCATGATGAACCCATTAGCTATTGTAGCGCATATCACTGTTCTTAAAATGAATAGGGCTACAGAATGGCAAATGCCATGGTAGAGGTTTGTTAATCTAAAACAACAAGTAAAAACTTACTGAGCGTAAACGTGCGCCACGTTTTTCGTCGTCACTGTGCCCGCGAGAAAAGATCCAAGCCGTGGAGAATCCTCCTTCACGGCTACTTTTCAGTAAATATCGTGACGCCTGAACAAAGTAAATTTCTTGAATAGTGGCTCGCCCTCGTGACTAAAATGGAGCGAGACAAACCTTTACTTGCTGACGTGTATCTCGCGTCCACTTCGGCACAAAAAGTCCTGCCGTTGGCGCTAAAGTTAAGGACCTAATCCGCAACCATCCTCCTACCGATCTTTTCAAACATCCTTTCTAAACTGCGATATTGCCAGGCTAGGCTGGTGGTGTAAACGAGCGATTATGTTTCTGGAAGTAACTAAGCGAAATGGGGGCACGCTGGGGGCATAAGATATGTCAGGGGCACAAACAGGGACAGAGAAATGTCAGTTAATGCGAGATAATGTCATTACTTTACGTTATGCAACTTGTTGAATGAAATGATAAACATTGATTTTCAACGACATTTAACGCATTAACTGTAATGTGCGGGCTATTATAAAAACAAAACGAGAGAAAAAGCTATTTGCGCAAGGGATTATTCCGTTGCGCAAACGAATTACTGCAAAGTACGGATCCCGGCAATCAGGCGCTCGACACCCTGCTCAAGCTTACTGCGTGGGCAGCCAGCGTTAAGACGGACAAAGCCTTTACCTTCATCCCCGTAGGTATAACCCGGCATGATCGCCACTTTTTGCTGCTCAATCAGCACCTTCTGCAGTGCCTTGTCATCGATCCCGAGCGGGCGAAGATCGATCCATGCCAGATAAGTCGCCTCCGGCGGCTGCCAGTTTAACGTCGGGAAAGCGGCATTCAGCGTGTCGGCCACGTACTGTAAATTCGCCTCCAGATAAGCGCGCAGCGCATCCAGCCATGCTTCGCCCTGCTGATACGCCGCAATATGCGCCACCAGCGCCAGCACCGACGGCGAGGACAGCCCATCACGGCCTTTCAGCGCCTGCAGATAGGCCATGCGACTGGCCTCATCGCCAATCAGGCCGTATGCGCCGGTAAGGGCGGGAATGTTGAAGCTCTTGGAGCCAGAGGTTAGCAGCGCCCATTTACCCTGAGCGACTTCGCACCAGGGGGTATGCCGGTGCTCGCCCCACACCATATCCATGTGGATTTCATCACTGATCACCGCCACGCCATGTCGCGCGCAGAGGTCAGCCATAGTGGTTAACTCGTCGCGTGTCCAGACCTTGCCGGTCGGATTATGCGGGCTACAGAGCAACAGGATTTTGTTTTGCGGCTGGGCCAGCACCGCTTCCAGTTCGGCCATATCGCACTGCCAGCCCGCCACCGAGTGTTGCAGGCCGACAGAGACAACCTGTCGGTTATTACCCGCAACGGCGTTATAAAACGCGTCGTAAGCGGGGGTGTGGATCACCACGCCGTCACCGGCGTCCGACCACTGGCGAATCAACTCTGACACCATATAGATCACCGAGGGGCCATAGACGATGGCACGGGTGTCGATGGTGCTGTGAAAACGCTGGTGGAACCAGTGGGCCACGGCGGCCAGGAATTCGTCGTTTTTCCAGCGGCTGTAACCAAATACCCCGTGGCCGATGCGCGTTTGCAGGGCGTCGATAATGCAAGGGGCGGTGGCAAAATCCATATCCGAGATGGTAAAAGGCAGCAGATCGGCGGCACCAAAACGGTCGGCAATATAGTCCCACTGGGTGCACCATGTACCGTGACGATCCACGACGGTAGCAAAATCAAACAT